GTGGGCTGCGATGGCGCTGCTGCCACTGCCGAGGTGGGTGTCAAGGATGCGGTCGCCGGGCTTGGCGTAGTTGGCTAGCAGCCATTGATAGAGCTTTACGGGCTTTTGGGTGGGGTGGATGCGGCTCGCATCGTTTGGGCTTTTATCGAACTTCTTGCAAGTTGACTTAAGGCTAGTCCATGCCATTTCGAATTGCGCGAACGTAACCTCATCGCTAAACCCCTTATCCCACATGACCCAGCACGGCGAGTTAATATTTGCGCCCATGTTTTCGATAAAATGATTGGCACCCCATATAATCTGGTTTTTGCTCACTCGCCGCAGTTCGGCAAAGTATCCGAGGGAGGGCGCACTTTTATCCTCGCCAGCGTACTTGTGGTAGCCGCTATGCTTTTGGCCTTTCCGCCTCCCCATATTTACATTAACGCCAATCCCATACGGCGGATCAACAATCGCCAGCTCAAAAGCGTTATCCGGCAGCGTGCGCATGTATTCCATGCAATCACCTTGCAACAATTCAACGGCCATTATCGAACCCCTTTGCTGGCCTGAACACCTTGCTGGCCGTTGTACTGCCCTTTGACCGCATAACTTGCCAACTCTGGCACCACCTCACCCCGGAAGAAATACATCTGGCCGCACTTATCGCCAGGCTCAAGCGCCAAGGTGTGATACTGCAGCGTGTTGTGAAACTCCATCGTCAAGGCGCTGCCATTCCACCCCGGGTCGCAATATCCCGCGTTCAGGTGGTTCAGGCCAGCCCGTGCCATTGACGACTTGAGCACGTAAATAGCGGCGATATCGTTCGGCAGGTTGAATATCTGCTTGGTGGCAGCCAGGGCGAACTCACCAGGCGCCAGGATCAGTTGGCCATCAAACGCCATCATCTCCGGTGTTTCTTTTGCACCCAGGCGCACAAGGCCGCGCGATGGCGCTTCTTTCATAAAACCGTCTGCCAAGGTCAGGTCGATGCTGGCGCCGTTGATCTGTTCGGGCCTGACGTTGGTAATGACGCCCTGGTCAACGAGTGTTACTAATTCACTGTAAGTTAGTAGCATTGTTGCTTCTCCTTGATTTCTAGCCATTCTTCGAACGCCTGCCATGCGGCCTCCCATCCAAGCGCAACGCACGCAAAGGCGCCCGCTTCATGCGCGGCCAACAGGTACTCTTTCTGCCCGGCTTGCCACGCCGATTGCGTGTGGTCTTGCCGCTTCATCTCGCACACAAAGCTGGGCGATCCAGGGATCACAATGTCGCTAGCGCCCGTGCTCATGCCCTCAGCCTTATGCCGTGTCGTCTGCCGGTGGCTGCGCTTACCTTCATTCCGCGGGTGTAGCGCCAAACGGCCATAAGTGTCGGGGTATGCTTTGCGCAGCTTGCCGAAAAACGTAATTTGCTCAGCGCTCTCGCTGGGGCAGTCGCCGCGATACGTCATATCGCCGTACGCGGGTAGCCAGTCAGGTATTTTCATTGGGCGCCTCATCTGCGGGTTTGTTATGCGCCAGCACACGGTAAAACTTGCTGGCGCGGTCTTTGATAGCGGTGACAGTGGATGGTGGCGTTGCTTTGTGAGCATGCTGCAAAAACGTATCAATATCGGGTGCAACACGCCCACCGAACACGGCCTTGCTCAGCTCTACCCAGTCGCGCCTGGCGCGGCTGCTGTGGCTCTCTGGATTATGCCACACGCTAAAACTTGCGTAGTCGGTCACGTAGTCAACGCGCAGCGTCCGATTGCCCGCCTGGCTGTGCCATTCACGCACCTCCCACGAGCGCACCTCGTCAGTGCTGGCGGTGTACGGGTCGGCCTTGATCCGCTGGAACTCAAGCGCCAACTTTTCGTTGGGGTCGATCAATTCTGACTTGCAGTCTTCGCAGTAACGCGCCGCAATGTCGTTCTGGTGGCCGCACTCCGCGCACTCTTTGCACGTCCAACGGTAGTCGCAACGCTCGCTCATGCCAAGATTTGCAATGATGGTCTGGCCACGGCAGCGCCGCCCCAGGTGCGCAGGCAACGGCCCGTCCCCGTTATCCAACAACTCGCCTTCAAGCGTTAAAAGATAGCCGTTGCGGTTTATAAGGAGGCCATCTTCAGTGGTCTGCGTACCATCAGGGCTTGTCGTAACACCCATGTCGGGACGGGCGGCAAAGTCGTTGACATAACTGCACAGCGGGCATTCCGCCATCACGCTACCGCCATCACCTGACGGGTTAGCCGTTTTAATCTCAGGCGTAAAAAGATCATCCTGCAAGCCATGGCGCTCGATGTTTTCGGCATAATCTAGCACCAAGCAGTCGCGCTTGCCATCGGATAAACGCAGGCCACGGCCTATAATTTGCTGCAACAACCCTGGCGATTCCGTTGCACGCAGGATGGCCACAACGTCGACGTGGGGCGCGTCAAAGCCAGTCGTTAGCACCGCGACGTTGACAAGGTACTTGATCTTGAGCGCTTTAAAGTCGGCAGTAATCTGTCTGCGCTCGCCCTTTGGCGTTGACCCTGTTACCAGGGCAAACCACCCGGGCGGCAAGCTGGCGCACACTTCCTCGGCATGCTGGATGGTGGCGGCAAAGATCATGACACCCTGCCTGCCCTGGCTGTGCTCAACAATGTCAGCAACAATGCCTGCCGTTTTGCGCCCGTGACCTTCAAATGCCTGTTCAACACTGCGCTTGTCAAACTTACCCATGCGGCCAACCTCTAGACCACTGGTGTCGTAAGATGCTGCGTGGTTCGGGTCAGCATGGGCGGGCGTTAAAAAGCCCATATCGATAAGCTCGCCGGTCTGGATGCGATAAACGCAGGTGTTAAAGTACGGGTCTCGCGTTTCCTGCTCAGACAGCGCTCTGCCGTCCGTGTCGTACCCGTAAATGTAACCGGTGCCGGTACGGTATGGCGTGGCGGTCAGACCCACGACGCGCAGCCGTGGGTTTTTGGTTTTCAGGTCGCCAATGATCGCCTGGATCATTGGCGTAATGCCGTGCGCCTCGTCGATGACGACAGCGGCAAAATCACCGAATTTGTGCAGGTTGTTCAGCACGGTTTTAGGCGTGCCAAAAACGACGTCGTGAGTCAGGCTTTTTTGTCCAGCGCTGGCGCTATAGATGGATGCAGGCGAGCCGGTGGCTAGGTATTTCTCGTGGTTCTGGGATACAAGCTCAGCGCTGGGGGCCAGGCACAACACGCGCTTACCGCTGGTGCTGTTGACCCACTCAGCAATGGCGGTAACGATGTGGCTTTTACCGCTACCGGTGGCCAGTTCTAGCACGCACGGCTCAACACAGCGCTTCATCCAGTCGATAGCGGCCTCAAAGGCCGCTTTTTGGTAGGGGCGTAGGGTCATAACTACACGCTCCTTGTCAGCTTCCAATGCTCGGAAGGCTTGCCGCGATACTGCTCAAGATCAACATCGGGCGCGTGTTCCTTGACGACCTTGGCGTAAGATACCGACCCCTGGCGCTTGACCCTGGTCAACTTGTGGCCCGCCACGATGCTGTCACGCTCCCCTGCAATGCGCACAAGATCAGCCATAACCTCCTGCTGGCGATGCTTAGCGGCCTCCATCGCCTCGCCTAACTCGTGGTATTCCGTCACCAGCTGGTGGGCGCGATGGGTATTGACCTCCTTCAACTTAGGCTCAAGGTGGGCCGGGTTGTCCAGCTCGGATAAATACCAATCGTGAAACGCCCACAGCTCCCTAACAGCGTCATCAAGATAGCCGTCATCGCGCTGAACAATCTCAAGGCGCGTGCCGTGTGGCGACCACTGGTAAAAATGGCAGGCATCCGCGCCGGTGGCGAGCATTTCGACCTGCATTTGTGCGTAGTAATGCGGCTGCTCTTTGGCCGTTTTAAATTGCGGCGGGTTTTTGTCACGCTGGCCAAACGGGCATTTAATTTCAATCACGGCATTGCAATCGACAATCAGGCCGTCAGGTGACGCGCCAAGCCACTCGTTATATTCGCAAAAACCGCATTCCGTGATGGTGTTGCCGGTCTCCATTTCGTAGTCGAGCTGGGCTGTCGCCTCATTGTGCGTACCCCAGTCGGTGGCAATATTGCCTTTAAATTCACGCTCAGCGCCGTGATAGGCGCGGACCATCTCGCGCAACACATCCTCGGCGGTCTTGTGCGGGTTGTGGCCTAAAATCGCACCGACATTAGACCCGGTGACTTTGCCAACGCGCTGCTTAAACCATGCGTCACTACGCTGCTCTGGTTGATTTGTCATGCTGTTACCTCATTGGGTGGTTGAAAGGCCGCCTGGGCGGCCTTGGTTTTTATCAGAACGGGATATCGTCGTCACCGTCACCTACATCTGGCGCAGCCGCTGGCGCTTGCTGCTGGGGCGCTTGCTGTGCCGGCTGCGCTGGCGCTGATTGAGCATTGCCACGCGGTGCCACCGCGCTAATCCAGTTGCCGGTTCTGTGCTCTTCTTTCGGCAGTGGATTACCCTGGCGGTCTTTGTCAATCCTCCAGACCTGCACCATAATGGCCATCGGTTTATTGAGCAGGTTCTGCATCAGGTCCATGTCGGTGGGCTTGTGGCTCAACTTCAGGAGCCCGCCGCCTGCGTTCTGAGCAATCGCTGCTAGCATACGCTTGTGCTTGTCGGCTTTTTGCTCATCGAGGTCCTGGACGCGCACCTTATGGTAGATCACGCGCTTGGCATAGTCGCCTTTCAGGACGCGCCACTTGAGGCTGATATACTCGTCATCTTCGTAGGCGTCCCACTTTGCCTCTTCAATTGCGGCTTCTAGCTGCGTGTTAGCTGGGATTGGCTCCATATCGCCGCCGCCTGTTTCAAATGCGCCGGTTGACTGTGCTGCGTTTGCGTTGTCGCTAGTGTTCCAGAATGACATGACGATTACTCCGCTGTTTCGTTTTCAGTGGTGGCTTCGGTTGCTGCTGGCTTGACGCCGTAAAACGGGATCATTTCTAGGATGGGGTTTTCGCCCTTGGCGACCCTCATCTCCTGGGGCATGTCGTAGCGGTTTTTGGCATCGACATAACCCACGGTGCCGTCGCTGGACGTAATCAGGATGCGGTCGCCGGTGTTGGTGACGCGACCGAATTTCGTGGTCTGGCCTTTCCGGTTGGTTTCGGTGCCCATGACAAACTCCTCGGCTTTGAGGTAGAGCACCGCGTCGGAATGGTTGATGTAATGCGAGCGTGACTTTTCGGGCATCTCGACCGTAAAGGCTGTGTACTCGCCGGCGTCGGGCCGGTTTTTCATTTTCTGGATGCCGGTGTGGGCCAGAAAAATGACCGTGATGCCGCGCTTGCGCAGGTGTTCGCAGGCGCGGCGAATCTCGGCATGCATGGATGCCGACACAAGATAGCCTTTATGGAACCCGCCGGCGGCCTCGCCGATATTGTTTGCACCGTGCGGGTCAAACGCCACCACCTCGGCTTCAAACAGCTCGTTCAGACTGGTGACGCTGTCAAAAATCACTGTTTTAAAATCATGCTCTGCCGTTACCAGCTCGCGCAACTGGTCAAGTACGATCCTGCTGGTTTTGACGTTTCGCTTGGCGTCCGGCTTGGGAAGCTCAGGGAAAAACGTTGGCTGCTCGGCCTCACCCCACATTTCAAAAACAGTCGACGCCGTTTCGGCCTGGATGAAGATCGGGTTGGGGAACATTGCTGCAAGCGTCGTTTTGCCTACGCCAGGGAATCCCGCAATGGTAATAACGGGCGCTTTCGGCGCGGCTTTCCGGGTCTGTGCTAAATAGCTCATTGGCTTACCTCATTGGGTTTGTGTTGCCGGTCATTGCTGCCGACAAGACGAACTATAGCAATGCATGCCATGTTGTGCAACCTCTGTTTGCACAAAAAGACAATAAAGCGCTACAATGCCTGCATCACACAAGGAGCGGACGAAATGACCACACGCGAAATGCTGACGTTTATGGTTGGCCATGGGTACACGGTAAAGCTACTGGCTGAGCAGGCCGGTGTTAGCTACTACAAGGCGTATCGCCATTATACGGGCAAGGGTAGGGGGACGCGGCTTAATCACGCTGACAAGGCCGCGTTGTGGCGTTTTGCGCTATTACAGCCTGTGCTGTCAGACCACTTGTACGCCATGGCGACAACGGAAGATAAGGAGCGCACAGAATGAACCAATGGGATTACATCGAAGCCGGTTTCAAGATTTTTGGATTGCATGGCGTAGACAAGCAAGGGTTCTGCGAGTGCGGCGACCCTGAGTGTGAGGCGGTATTCAAACATCCTCGTATCAGCAACTGGCAATCTACGCCGGATTGGTCAGACGACCAGCTCGAAACCATGGAAGCCATGGACCATTTCGCCACTGGGTACGGCGTCCTGGCGGCGGGGTGGTTGATTATTGACGTTGACGCTCGCAACGGCGGTGTGGCGTCGTTTAAAAAGCTGGTCGAGGCAGTGCCGGAGGCTGGCAAGGCGGCGTTTGTTGTTGATACCGGCAGCGGCGGCGGCAGTCAGCACCACTACTTTAAAGCGCCAGAGACGGCGGCAATGGTCCAATCCCTGAAGGCCTACCCTGGCATTGACTTTAAAACAAGCGGTTTTGTCGTGGGCGCCAACTCGATGCACGCCAGTGGTAACACGTACGAGGTTAATCGCGGTCATCCGTGCGACATCGGGGAGGCGCCGGCGGCGTTGGTGAACCTGCTCAAAAAGCCGGCCACGTACCGCACGCAGACGACGCATGGCGCGGTGGACATCACGCCAGGGGGCATTGCCGAGCTGCTGGATTACATAAGCAACAGCGGTAGCGGCATCGACTACGAGGATTGGATTCGTGTCGGGATGGCGATCCACCACACCACCGGGGGCAGCGCGGACGGTTATACGCTCTGGGACACCTGGAGCCGCGATAGCGATAAATACAGCCCCAGCCAGATGGAAAAGAAATGGCATAGCTTCGGCAAGGCGGCACAGCCGGTCACGGTCGGGACGCTTTATCACATGGCGGGTGAGGGCGGCTACAAGGCACCGATCGAGTTTGTTTATCAGGAAGAAAAAACGCCGTTTTGCGACGAGGAAGCCATCGACGTGTCTGGCGTTGACCCCAAGCGGCCGCCCGGGATGGTCGGCGTGCTGACGCAGTGGATTAACGATCAATGCCGCTACCCGCGCGAGTCGATGGCGGTAGCCGCTGCACTAACCGCCGTGGGCAATCTTGCTGGTATGCGCATTTATGACGCCGAGGAGGACATGACAGCCAACCTCCTGGCGTTTTGTGTGGGCGGGTCGGGCACCGGCAAGGAGGCGGTGCAACAAGCGTTCCTGCAAGTGATGAAAGCCGCCGGGGTGTCCGGTGCCGTACACGGCGCGTTTAAATCAGAGCAGGAAGTTATCCGCAACCTGACGCGCCATCAAGCGGCTTACTACTGGATTGACGAGCTAGGGATCACGTTACGCAAGCTGAGCAACGCCAGCAAAAAGGGCGGCGCTAGCTACCTGGAAGGCGTGGTGGGCATCATCATGTCGATTTACTCCAAGGCTAACGGCTATCTGCCCATTACCGGCGACCTCAAGGAGTCGATAAAGCAGGACCTGATAAAAGAGCTTGCCACGCTGCGCAAGCGCTCGGATGAATTGCCTGCAAGCGACGAAGGCGACGCGAAGCGCGAGCGCATGGCAAAAGAAGAGGCGCGATTGGAGCACGCCTTGTCGTCTATAGACGTCGGCCTGGAAAACCCGTTCTTGTCGATTATTGGCTGGACGACGCCTAGCACGTTTGACGAGCTGATGGACGTTGAGCAGGCCACCAGTGGCTTCCTGGCGCGTGCCTTGGTGTTCCGCGACCTAGAGACCAACCCGCGCCGAAAAACCAGGTTTAAAAAGCGCCCCATGCCGGAAAACCTGGCGGCTCAGATTGCCAACCTATACCGCCCTGGTGAGTTTGACGTGATGGAGTCGGGCGGGCGCATTGAGCATGACGGAGAAAAGAGCCCAGTGCGCACAGAACCCGCAGCCATGGACATGCTGGACGTGGTTTATGAGCGGTTCCACGAGATGGCGGAACAGCAAAAAGACAAGACGGGCCTTGAGGCGCTACCACGGCGGGGCTATGAAATGACCAGCAAGTTAAGCCTGATTCTGGCCATACCGGACGGCATGCGCACGGTCGAGCACGTGCGATGGGCGTATAAAGTCGCCCATGATGACTGTGTCGAGAAGATCCGTATGGTGTACGCAAACGACAAGGCCGATGACCCCAGTGATAGTCGAAGCGCGTACGCGTCTAAGGTGCTGGCGCTTGTGACCACGGAGCATGGCGAGACGTTTGGCGTGATTCGCAATCGTCTACGAAAAGTGCCGAAGGAGGCGTTGCAATCACTGCTGGACGAAATGGTGAGCGCTGGCACGCTGGACTGCCAGGAGGTCGAGCACCCAGTGAATAAGCGCGTTTCGGTAAAGTATTTTGCAGCGGGCAGATAATGCGTTATGCTAGATGAATCAAGCGGTTAGCGGCCTTTGGATAGTAAGGATAGTAACAAGGATAGTACAAAAAACCGTTATAAATCAAAACGATAGTAGAATAGTAGGATAGCACACAGACACCCTGTAAGAGACTAAATGAGGTCTTTTACGGGGTGTTTCTATTACTATTCTACTATTCTACTAACATAAGACCTATATAAATATATATATACAGATAATAATAATAATATCAATACCTTATAGCTCAATTAAACGTTTGATTAAAACAGCCTTACGTTAGTAGAACGCTACTATCCTTACTAACGTGCCAGCCTATGCGCGGTGTGCTATTATGCATTGCACAGCAACCAAGGAGCCCCGACATGATCGACTTGCGAGACATCCCTGCACTGGCCGACGATGCGGCGTTGAATGCGCTAGTGGAAACCTTTAACGCCAGGATTGAGGCGGTGGATAGCAAGCACCACTACGTCGGCAACTGGACGCCGACGGTAAAGATCGGTGAAGACGAGTATGTGACCCTGCCCACCGTCCGTCTGGTGTATGCCTGCCACAAGGCCGAGTTGGAACGCGCCAGGGCGACAGTGTTCGCCGCGCATCTACTGCAAGCCGGGCGCGATGCAGCGCGTGACCTGTGGCTTAAAGCCAAAGACTGGGAGTCAGACGAGTTTATGGCGTGGTGCCGGACAGATATCGAGTGGAAACGAGCCAATAGCCAAAACCTACCAACACCCACCGAGCCTATAAAAAATGGCAATTAGAACAATGGGCGTGGATGGGCGATACTGAAGGCATACCAAGAGAGGAGGCAGCAAAATGAGCATCAAGCTAACGGCAGCGCAGGTTGATAACGCAAAATCTGATTTTTACGACGACTCAACCGAGGCTACATATCACTGGCCTAGTCGCGAGGTAATGTGGAAATCATCCGAGATGAGCGAGCACTGGTTTTCCGCAAAAGACAAGTGCGACGCGGATGACGGTAGTGTAAACCCAGACTGGAGCACTCTTTGTGCATTTATCCCAGCCGACCAAAACAAGGAAACAGCA